AGCTGAAATTCAAAAGCTAAAGATGGAACCTCAATATGCTAAGAAGAACTACACGAAAAGAATTATTCCTATCAGGTTTAACTCTAATCTTGTAATAGGATATGATGAAGACGGAAAAGAAATAAAACAAAAGACAAGACCATTTTCTATATCTGTTTTGCAGGAACATTCAAACGAACACAGAATTGTATATTCCACAACAGACTTAGAACTAATTTCAGAATTAGAAAGAATGGTATTTATTAGATTGCCTTCGGGGAATAGAGTGTACAGAACACTAACTCCGAAAGGTGGACAACAGGGGAGCGACCATGCTACTGCTTCAGTAATCTGTGCAGTAATGGCATGGTATCTTGAAAATGAAAATATACAACCAGCTAAAAAAACACTAGCTCCCATAGCGAGGTGGAATAACTAATGCCTGAAATAACAGTAGAAGAAAAAACACCAGAAGAATTTGAAGAATCTGGAAAAGGTATAGTTGCTTTTAAAACACTAGAAAAAGCACTGGCTACAGTATACAGCCCTAATACAAAGGTAGACTCATACGCAGAAAATCCCTGGACAGCAAAAGATGTTGACAAGTTTGCTACTAAGGATGTTCTTAAGGAATATCGAAAAGTAGTACAAGATTGTAGATTCTTTTATCGCCGTGACCCACTAGCTTCCAGCGTACTTAACAAGATGGTTGAGATTAGTATGATGGAGTTAAAATTAGATCAAGGGTCAGTACCAAATAATATTTTTAAAGTTTATGAGTCAGTGTTATTAGAGCTTCAAGATTTTGCTGAAGATTGTGCTCTTGAATTTTTAGTTTCTGGTTTAGTTGTTCCAGAAATAGATTTTGAGCCAGTAACTAAAAAACAGTTAACAAGAAGGGGAATCAAAGCCTATCCTAGTTTAAAGTTACCTACAAATATGTGGTTACGTGACCCTGCTACTATTAGTATTAACTCCCCTATGATTGGGAATTGGGTTTCTTACTATGTAGATATTCCTGAAGAACTTATTTTCTTTATTAAACATGAAGGTAAGTATTCAGATGGAACTGAGGATAGAGAGCTTTATAAAAAGATTGTAGAAGAATTTCCTGAGTTAGTAGAAAAAATTAAAAATGGGGAAACGCAATTTGAACTGGAAGACCCGTTTGTATTAAGACGTAAAGTTCTTTCAGACGCACCATATCCAACTCCTTATTTATATCCAGCGATAGAGTCTCTACGACATAAAAGAAATTTAAGACGTATGGATTATTCTATCTCTGCTAGAATGATCTCTGCTATTATGCACATCAAAGTAGGTACAGATGCATATCCTTTGGTTGCAGAAGATGATATGCAGTTAGAAGTACTTCAACAGCAGATGAGATGGAGAGATTCTTCTGGTAAGGATGTTGAGAGAATTTTTCAGTTGTTTACTAACCACACAGTAGACATTAGTTGGGTATTTCCTGACACAGATGTACTACTTGATGAAAACAAGTATGCCAGTGTAAATACAGATATTCTTTACGCTTTAGGTATGCCAGGGATTCTTATTACAGGTGAGGCGGGGAGAAGTCAATCATCCGATGCGGATATTGCATTAATTTCTCCAGAAAGAACAATGAGAGTTCTTCGTAAAAAGATCATTCGTGTTATGCGTGAAATCATTGAAGACATTCGTGAAAAGAATCGTTTCAAATCAGCACCAGAAATATTCTTTACACCAATGAGACTGGTAGAATTTAGAGCCTTCTTGGAAGGTCTACAGTTCTTATACAATACTGGTAATATCTCTAGAGATACAGTAGATAGAGAGTTTGGATATGTATTTGATTCAGAAGTAAAGCAAAGAGCTAAAGAACAAAAGACTCTAAAGAAGCTAGACGTACTTGAGTTTCATCCTCAACCACACTCAAATTCACCTGGAACAGAGAAAGAAAACGGAGAAAATAAGGAAGATAATACTAAAAATGAATAAAATGGAGCATTACTATGTCTAAAAGTATCAACAAAATTACTTCTGAGTTACAATTAATAGTAGATAGTGAACTAGATGATTTAGTATTAGCGTCACAAAACCTGAATCCGTTTCTAACTTATGTACGCTTTATACTAACTGATTCTATGCCTAATTCTAATGGACATATAATTCCACAGGAAGAATTTTCAAACCTAATACAGACTGGTTTGTATATGCCATTGAAAATGGCAGTAGGAGAAATAAAGGAGGGACATGAAGATGCAGTACCTCTCGGAGTTATTACTCATCTAAGAGTTGATGGTAATAAAATTCGAGGTGTTGCGGCTCTTTGGAATAAAGAACGTCCCGCCGATATTGCCCTTATTAAAGAGCGTTACGCAGAAGGCGAAGCCTTAGACCTCTCTTGGGAGATAGGATTTGACCCCGATGAATCCCAATATAATGAAGATGGTTACTTGGTTTTGCGTGGATGCGTTTTACGTGCAACAACCTTAGTTGGGATACCCGCTTATATGGGTAGGACGAATATTACTGACGTAGATATGTCAAGTGACGACAAATCTAAGGAGGAAGAAACAGTGACAGAGTTAGAAAAGAAAATCGAAACTCTAACAACTGAACTCCAAGCCGCAAAAGAAAGAATTACGGAACTGGAAGAAAACCAAATCACTTCTGAAATGAAAGCAGAACTAGAAAGACTTCAAACCTTTGAAGAAGAAGTTCTTGCTGAAGCAAAGAGACTGGAAGTACTTGCAGAAATTCGTGATGCCTTTGAACAAGCGGGAGTTGAAAAACCCGATAACTTCTTTGAAGACAACGAAGAACAACTGCTCGCCATGAAAGAAGGCGATATGCTTGACTTCTTTATTGCGAACTTGGTTTCAGAGGAAGAAGAAGAGGATGAACCTGTCGATGACGAAGAACTAGATGGCGAAGAAGAAGACGAAGAAGAAAAGCCTGAAGGTGACGAAGAAGAAGTCGAAGAAGAAGAAGCCTCAACTAAAAACAAACTTCCGAATATAAGAAATATCAAAGTGGGTGAAGATGAATATACACCGACAGAGATAGCTCAGATGCTCAGAGATAGAAGAGCAAATAAACAATCTAAGTAAGGAGACTGAATAATGGGAGTTGAAATTAACAAATTCTCAGATATTGTTGGAGTTGTAGCTACACAGAACATCCCTGAAGGACGTATGGTTCTCTTCACATCACACACCTTTAACTATAACTTCGGCAGTAAAACAGACTTGATGGGAGCAAAGCTTCCTGCAAACTCTACTGAGGCCGCAAAAGCCTTTTATGTAGCTGTGTTTGCACAAGACAATCGTAGTCTACCTATCTACCAACCAATGCCTTCGTATCCTTGGAACCTAAGACAAGGTTGGGGAAGAGGTACAGACAATGTACCTATTACTGGTAGTACTATTTATCTAACTCATCCTGGCAACATGAAGGGACAAACAATTCCTTCTGGTCAGGTAATGAGTGCCTTTGCTGGAGGAGTATTTACTGTACCATCTGGTGCGTTCATTTACTCAGCTAGCCTTGTTCCTGGTGCTTATCTAATTGCTTCTAACACAGCAGATCACACTACAGATACAGGTAAGTTAAGATACTCAGCATCAGCAACACGTATTATAGTAGAACGCTATAACTCAACAACAAAAGAACTTACATTCCGTACATTAGTACCGTAAGCTAGTTCATTTGGAGGATTAAAATAATGGAAGAAAAGAAACTTCAAGAACTGGTGGCATCAGCATTTGCTTCTGGTGATAGAGAAGCGGTTGCCGAACTCATTGTTGAGTACGTTGACCCGACTCACATCACTGGAGAAATGATGGGGTTAATTCTCGATACGAGAGCACTTAACCCAGGCGATGCTCTAGTAAAAAAGGTACGTAAGGGTATTAATGTTCGTACGTTTGTTCCTGGTACTGTACACCTTTCCAGCGAAATCACTGTGAATGAACGTATTAACTACGTTCTAGACGGTGCTGACGTAAAAGTTATGTACAATGAATGGGACATTGAAAACGGTAACATTGGTACTGTCGCAGAAATTGAAAGTGAAATGCTTGCAAAACTGCGTGACTATTACTACAACAAAGTATTTACTGCACTTACATCCATTTGGAAAGTAGGAACTACTCCAAACAACTTCACAAATGTTGGTGGCTCAATTACAGCTACCGCCCTGGAAAATGCGATTGATCGTATCAATCAAACAACTCCTGGTGTGAAAGCTGTTGTTGGTGTGCGTTCTGCTCTAACCCCCGTAACCAAATTCGGTGCATTTTGGAATGACGGTGGAACCCAATGGCAGGGTGTAGATTCTCAGCTAGAGGAAGTTATGAAGACTGGTTGGTTGGGTACTTATTACGGTGCTCCAATCATCGCTCTTGACCAACTCTATGACTACCCTGATGACCACAACGCTCTATTGCCGACAGACAAAGTTCTGGTAATCGGCGAAAAGGCTGGTGAGTTTATCACTTATGGGGACGTAAAGAGAAAACAATGGGTTGATATGAACCCAACACCGCCTTACTGGATGATCGAAATTTACCAACAATTCGGTATGATTATCGACAACGCAGAAGGTATTTATGTTATTGGTGGTATCAGCTAATAACTGAATTATGTTTATAGGGGGAGGGCGGAGTAATCCATTCCCTCCCCCAACTAGACTTTACAATTGAAAAGGAGTTTAAACTTATAATGAAAGGACAAGTGAAAGATTATTCTGTTATTTCCCTAATGTCAACAGATAATCCGGTGGCAGTTTATAAGAAGGGAAAAGGTATTATTGGAAAAGTAAATGTGAAAAGACTTAACTCATTTACTAACCAGATCGAAGATGTTCTTCTGTTCAGCCCACCAAACGGAGATACCGAAGCAGATAGTTGTTTCATCGAACTTTGGTCTGACGAAGAGCATGTATTCTTTAAGCGGGCAAATAGAAAACACCTTGAAGAAGGTTTGATCGTTGAGTACAATAAACCTAGAAGCACACAAATTAAAAAGTCAGCCAATAATTTAACAGATGAAGAATTAGAAAAACTAGTAGTAGCTCCGTTTATGAAGCTAAAGAAAACAGTTGAAAAAATGACAACTGAGGCCGCACTTACAAGAGTCATCAAAGTAGCAGAAGAAGCGGAACGTCCTGAGAAGACAATGCAATTCTTAAGAGAAAGACTATCAGTTCTTCAATCAGGAGAGCTAGAAGAAAAAAATTAATTGAGGAATAACTAATGACAGTAGCCAGCACAAACCTAGATTATCTACTCCCCTTTCTTAGACAACGAATCGGGGACGTTACTGTTGGTAGCTATAGATATACTAATGAGTGGCTACAGACAGCATTGGTAGCCTCTGTATGGGCATTACAAAGATATTGGTCTAATAAGTATCTTATTGATGATGGGGTTTCTACATATAATGTAGAAAGAAACTCAAGCTGGAGTTATACTTTTGATGAGCCTCCAATTGTTGAACCACAAGATATACAGCCAATTATAATAATGGCGGCGATCATTGTGTTAGAGGGCTCGTTAGAAAATATGGCTTGGAGTGTAGGAAGTTGGAGAGATGCAGAAATCTCTTATTCCAATATTCAAAGCAGTAAAGTAAAAAGCGAAGTACTAAAGAGGCTAAAAGCTGAACTCGATAGTATCCTTATACCACCACAGAAAAAATTGAGAAGTTCTCTCAAAGGAAGTTTGGTTGGATATATGGATAACCCACATGAGTCAGGTGCAGATTATTAACATAAACACAAAAGGAAAGGAGTAGGAATGAAAGACAAAATTAAAATCCTCTGGATAGGGGACGGAGTTACTCCAACTGGATTTGGAACAGTAAATCACAATATTATCCAAGAACTTCCAGAAGATGAATTTGAGGTTCACCACTTAGCTATCAACTATCATGGAGACCCTCACAACTTCACTCACCATATTTATCCTGCGGCTACACCAAGAACAGGATTTCAAGATATGTATGGAGTTGCCCGTATAGAGGAACTTGTACATAAAGTAAAACCAGATATTATTTTTATTCTAAATGATATTTGGATTGTAGATGTATACCTTGAAAACATTAAACAAATATATGCAGGAAAAGACCTACCTAAAATTGTTGTTTATTTTCCTGTAGATGGCTATGGGTATCAACTAATTTGGTTCCAGCATTTTGATATTGTTTCTAAAGCTGTAGTATATACAGAGTTTGGAAAGAAAACAGTTTTGGACGCTTCTCCAGAATTAGAATCAAAAATAGAGGTAATCCCTCACGGAACAAATCTGAAAGACTTTTACAAAATAGAGGATAGACAAGAAGCAAAAGAAGAAATCTTTGAAGCAATTAAAAAAAGACTTGACATTAACAATTCATTTGTTGTTCTAAATGCAAATAGAAATCAACCAAGAAAAAGACTCGATCTTTCTTTATTGGCGTTTGCTCATTTTGCTTTAGAAAAACCACCAACAGTAAGATACTATCACCATGCAGGAGTACAAGATGCAGGTTGGAATCTTTTCCAGTTGGTAGAGCGCATAGAAAAAAGATTTGAAGATAAGGGTCTTTATAAACCTTGGGATTTAAAATTACATCAAAGAATTATTGTTACAAATCTTGAACCATTGGTACAACAAATTCCAATTGAAAAACTAAACAAGATTTATAATGTAACAGATGTTGGAATTAATACTTCTTTAGGAGAAGGTTGGGGACTCACAGCAACCGAACACGCTGTTTCTGGAGTACCTCAAGTGGTTCCAAATCATACTGCTTGTGCAGAACTTTTTGAAGATTGTGGGTTGCTTATCCCTATAAAGCAAACAGTCTTTGACACAGAAACTCTTCTTGATAGAGACTATCCAGACCCGATGGGATTAACTGAGCACTTGGAAACATTGTACAATGACGAAGAACTTAGAAAATCTCTAGGACAAAAAGGTCTAGAAAAGTTTACTTCAGAAAAATATTTATGGAGTAATATAGCAAAGAGTTGGAAAAAACTCTTTATTGAAACCTTACAATTAGGAGAACAAAATGATTAAAAGAGAAAAAATGCTTATCAGCGGAAGCGTTAGAGCAATCGTTCGTGGGCCTGATGGACAAATTAAAAAACAGGCTCCTAACTGGTGGCAAAAACTCCTGAGACTCCCTGGTTCCGATATGATTATGGCGAACCATAACATCGTGACTAATGAAGGCGATGCCCTTATCGCAGACCTTCACCAAGACACTACAGAAAGAACCAAGCTGGATAACACTAATGCTGTGATCGGTGTTGGTACAGGGTTTACTACAGAAGCCAAAACAGTAGATGCGCTTGTATCTCAGTCAGGCTCAGATGAAGCTATGGATGCTTCTTACCCTCAAACTAAAGGAGCTTGGGCCGCCGCAGATGATAATGTAATTGTTTATAAATCAACTTTCGAAGCTGGAGATCTTAACGCTACAGGTATTGACGAAGCTCTATTGGGCAACGGTACAGATACAATGGCGTATGCACAGATTTCACCTGCTGTTGATGTTGGTTCTTCAGACACTCTCGAAATTACTTGGGAGATTACATTCTTAGGAAGCTAAAAATTGAAGACTACATTTCTTTACCAAATGGGTAGAGTAGGTAGCAATTCTATAAACCGAGCACTTTACAATAGTGGAGTGGAGACACTTCATGCTCATTGGCTATCTGGAGAAGTTCCAGAAATAGAGTTTCCAACAAGCAAGCCAAAAG